CTCTTTTATGTCCTAAAACACGTTCCAATCGTTTTTCGTTACGAAAGTCCCCTACTCTTTGATCTTTTTTACTAGGACAAGGTAATGTTTCTTCTTGTTTTTTCTTCTCTTTAATAGGTGGTGTTACTTTTGTTTCTTGCCTTTTCGTTTCATTCTGAGCAGGATCACTCTCTGTATATATCAACTCGTTCATATCAAATCTTATTGGATCGAATGACGGGATCTGACCTTCTGGACAGGTAGTGAACGTGCCATTTTTATCAGAGATCAACAAAGAAGGATTGCGTGTTACTTTTAGATCCCTATGAAATAAGTTACAGCCTGGTATCTGTCCTCCTAATTTGTGTTGTGTAAAGAAAGGAGTTTGTGGTATATCAACACTAGGAAGCGTTATCTGCGGTATCTTTATCTCTGTCATAGTTAGGAAAGTAAACCTCTACATAGGATTCACATTTTGGACAGGAGAGATTTGTGACCATTGCATATTCTTCTGCAAGTATGGGTTTAAGCTCTTCAACGCTATGATCTCCGCCCCAGATTAATTCTGTTTGACAATGCCAGCAGTTCATTTGTTAAACGGTATAGAAACACCTGTTGTACTTGGTATCGCTTCATCTAATGCTTTTGGCATAAGTCCTGATACTTTACCCATAACCTTTTCCATCATCATCTTTTCAAACTGTGGGCTGGTTATGTAACGATAACCTGCATAAGCTCCACCTAAAGTTGAAATACTAATCACAAAAGATACGATGGATAATATAGAAGAGATTTTATTTAACATGGTAAAACAGGCAGTATTAAAAGCTATAGGTCATGTAAGTATTATATCCATGCTCCTAATTCTGCCAACTGTTATACCCTGTTACTTGTTTTTATCCTTAATGACTAAAACTTATACTTCAAGCCAAGCTTCGTTCCGTAAGAATTAGTTGTGTCTGTGACAATAGAAAATTCACCATAAACATCTACTTTATCTGTAGCTGCTACAGAACCACCAACTTTACCAGAGAAGTTTGTGCTTGATTCGCCACCATCAGGGTTAGATAAAAACGCACCACCTTGTAGGTAGTAAGAAGCAGAACCATTTCCACCTTCGTACCCTAAATGAGCGTCCGTTCCAGTTCCGATATAATCTTTGCCAAGAAACGCGGAATTTGATTCAACGTTCAAGTAGAACCCTGCAAACGCTGGTGTTGATAGTGCTGAAGCAGCAGCTATTGTTAATACTTTTTTGAGCATTTAATTAAAAAAATTAAAGTTATATACTAATTGATTTCAAATCCTTTTCAAGGTTTTGTTACTACGACTTGATCTAGTCTTACACGCTCCACTGCAATAAATCCTTCTTTGCTCCATCGTATTAAAACTTGCACCACAAACAGGACACTCTCTAACAAGTATCCCTTCTACTTTTTTATGTTTTCTTTTACCTCTTTTGACTTATCAATTTCCTTCAATAATAATTGATATGCTTGTACACCACCTTCTAGTCTAAGAATATATTGTCTTTGGTTTATTATTTCCTGCTGCCATTCAAGAATCTGTTTTTCTATAATTTCTTTCATAAATTAAACAATAGTAAGGGTTTCTCCTGAACCAACAGTCACAGTAACACCGCTGTTAATGGTAATAGGACCAGCAGCCATAGCATTTTTACCGTTTGTTATTGTGTAATCTGCTGTAACCGCTTGATCATTTTCATAAAAAACAGCATCGCTTCCTCCTCCAGTTGGAACGCTACTACCTCCTCCAATCTCCTTTACTGTACCTCCATCATTGACAAATAACTTTTGGGCAGAAGTATCAAGAGCAACTTCGCCATTAACAATATCACTTGTAGTAGGTGTGCTTGTACCTCGTTTTAATTTAATAGTATTTGCCATTGGCTTTTATCTCCTATGGCTTAAAAAGTGCCACCGTCAACATCAAAACCAGAGGTAGATCCATCTTCTAAAAATGTTACAAGGTCAGATAGTGCAACTTGTTTCATCGTTCCAGCATCATTACAAACAAAACGATCTCCTGTAGCAAGTGTTGTTGAGGTAGCAGAAGTTCCTCCATCCATTAAATTCAATTCTGAAGTTGTTGCTGTAACTCCATCCATGATATTGAGTTCTGATGTAGTAGCAGTAACCCCATCCATGATATTTAATTCGGAAGCTGTCGCTGTTACTCCGTCTAAAATATTTAATTCAGAGGTTGTAACTGTAGCTCCATCTAATATTGCAACTTCAGTCGCAGTTAATAAAGCCAATGCAGCAGCAGCACCAGTTTGACAGTCTGATAAAGCAGTAAGATCAGCGTCCGCAGCCTGTTTCGCATCTAATTGAGTTTGAATACTTGATGTTGCATCCACTCTGTTAAGTTGTGCTGTCGTTACTGTTGCTCCATCTAATATCTGTACTTCAGCTTGTGTAAGATCAGCTAAAGCACTTGCTGTATTAGCACCCATTGTTGCTAATTCAGTAAGCTGTGCGTCTGAAGTTTGCTTTGCATCTAACTGTGTTTGAATATTACTTGTTACTCCGTCTGTATGGTTTAGTTCAGTAGTAGTAGCAGTTACACCATCTAAAATATTAAGTTCAGATGCAGTTGCGGTAACACCATCAAGAATATTTAATTCTGCTGTAGAGACAGTCGCTCCATCAAGAATCTGTATCTCTGTAGATGTTATTGCAGCTAAAGCAGAAGAAGCACCAGACTGCATACCTGATAAGTTATCTAAATCAGCGTCATAGGCTTGAACTTGGCTGCCAATGCTGACCCCAAGACTTGCTCTGGCGGTTGATCCACTTTCAAGAACAAAGTTTGATCCATCTCCAACAATAAAATTACCATCAGAAGGTGTAAGACCTGCGATATCAGACAACTGCTGGTCAAATGCCTGAATATTCGTGCCAATCACTAACCCAAGATTTGATCTCGCACCTGATGCAGAGGTACTTCCTGTGCCCCCATCTCCGATAGCTAAAGTTCCTGTTATAGAACTGGCATCAAGCTTAAGAGCAAGTTCAGTTGATTCAATAACAAGTCCACCATTGGACTTAAGATCAACACTAAACTCATTACCAGACTTATCAAGGCCATCACCAGCCGTTATATTTCCACCGCCACTAAATTGTGTAAAAGCTAAATTATTTGTACCAACAACAGCAGAACCTTTATCAGTTGTACAGACAAAACCTTGATCTGCTTGTGTACTGCCTTCGCTTATGAATACAAAAACAGAAGAAGCATCAGCACCAGTAGCAAGATCATCTGTTCTTACCCATGAACTTGCTTTACAAAGATACAGCCCATTCTGACTAGCAGTAGACTGATTTTTAACAAGCACTCTATCATTCGCAACTACTGAAACACCATCAATGGTTTGCGTTCCAGAAAGTGTAATGTTTGCAGTGGTAGCTACTCTTGCAGCTTCTTTTATATCAAGTCCTTGTGCAACTCCATCGACATAGCCTTTAGTTGTAAAATGAGCGTCAGCAGTAGGGGTTACTCCACTTACAGGGTTAGTTGCACTTGCTAACTGGTCAACTCTATTTGCTTGCACTCCAGTGTCAAAATCACTAATCTTGGTATGAGCAATGGAAGGAATATCAGCAGCGACCAAACTTCTAAATGTAGGTGCAGCAGCCGATCCACTCGTAGGGCCAGCTAAGATTGCATTTGCACTTCTTGTATCTGTTTTATTAAAGAAAGCTCCAGCACCACCAACCGTAATGATTGAACTTGCTTCATTACTACCTGTATCACCAAAACCATAATACAATTTTAAATCAGCTTCATTAAAAGCTAATTCTGATGGAGATAAACTCGAAGGAGCACCAGCAGATCCACTAGCTGCTCTTTTTTTGATTCTTATTGTGTTAGACATGGCCTAAAAATTACCTCCGTTAACAAGTTTTAGTTTAGTTGTGGTTGAATCTGCCTTAAACTTAGCAGAACCAGAGTCATAGTAAATAACAGATCCATCAACTTTATCTGTTGAGTCCAATGTAAAGTCTGCGCTACTTCCCTGTGGACCTTGCGTAGCAACAGTGACAACCCTAGTTTCACCGTTGACAGTAACGGTATTTTTAGTGGTTGTAATGTTGATTTGGCTCATGTTGTTGTATAACCCTCACTCATAAATATTTTACCCTCTAAATAATATTCTTTGAGTCCTGATCCATTAACTACTAACACATCGTAAGCTAATAAGTTTGGAGTAAATGTAGTTGTCTGCGTTGAACTTAATGTAATACTAAATTCACCATTAGTTCTATTTGTATAAGCTACTGTCCAATCAGCAAACTTTGTTGATCTATCATCATTCCAAACCTGTGCAGCAACAGTAAAGCCCGTGAGATTTATAGCCGTTCCATTATTATCAGTCAATCTGATATTTTCTACATGATCTGATCTTCTTTGGATCGTTATGTTATATGTTCCAGGTGCTATTGCCATTAGCTGTAAGGAGAATCACCAAGTATATCAGTTTTCCATTGTGCTTTTAATGCGTCAGCATCACTAGCAGCAGCTATTCCAGAATCAGCAGGAGCATCTCTCAAAGCTTGTCTTTTTGCTGCTATATCAGTTGTACTTGTGCCAGCTTCTAAAGCTTTTGTAAATTCGACATCAAGTTCTTTGAATTTCTCTGCCCTTGCAGCACGAATATTAGTTTTATGAATTTCTCTGGCTTTCGCCATGTCTACACCAAATCCCATGTTTTACTCCGTATAAGTCCATGCGTTTCTGAAACTCCTGTCAGTAGGAATTTCAGACTTATCAACAGTATAAACTGTCTTGCCACTAGGACAATCTTTATCTTTTATCTGATCTAAAGTTAAATCGCAATTATCTGCTGGAATGACAATAGAAATACCGCCCTCATCATTCTCATAGATAAACCTTTTGTCTGAATTAGCCATAAAGTTTTTCTTTTAGTATATCAAAGAATTATTGATCGCCAAAAACAGCAATATTAGCAGAATTGGGGTCAACAACATTTAAATATGAATTAGTTCCTAATGAAATAATCCTAAAAAGTCCAGTTGTTTTTGCTGTATTTTCTTCCGCTACTATAATAATAAACGCATTGGTGCTGCTACCGTGAATTTTTCTACCATTACAAGCTACAACTGCATAATTTGCATTAGATAAAGCATTTGAAAAATTTATTGTAAAATCTCCAGTCCCATTATCAGTTATAGAACTTATATTAAAATCATCGTTGATAGCTGCCGTACCTGTACCATTAAAATTAAGCCATGCTTTTGCTCTACCTTGTTCAATCTGTTCTGGGGTTGAACTAGAACCACCGCTTGTATTTTGTATGTTGTTTACTTTAAGTGTTGACATAATTAAGCTCCAAAAACAGAGCAACAAACAAGTTCATCATCTCTTCCAAAATTAGGTGCACCGTCAGGATACATTGTAAAAATACGAAAGGTTGTTGTTGTGAAAGAAACAAAAAGACCAACATTTCTTAAAGGGTCTGTAGAAGTAGCTCCTGAGCTAGCACATACAACATAATTTGCATTTGGTTGAGCATTAGCCAAAGTTATAGTTGTATCGCCAGTTGCATTATCTGTGATACTGCTTACATTAAAACTGTCTCTTATTGCTATTGTTCCTGTTCCATTAAAATTTATCCAAGCTTTTGCAAGCTGGCCTATTTCCGTTCCACTCGTATTTTGAAATACTGGTGCAGCAGATGAAATGCTTTTAATTGTGCCAACGGCTAATGTACTCATGGTTTTGGATTGTCTGATTTTACTTTAGCAATATGATCTTTCCATGTAGTCGTTCCATTAACACTATCCCAATATTGCATATCCATTTGTTCTGGCAGACTTGCATATTGTTTGGCTCTATTTCTTGAATATTCTAAAGCTGCATATTCAGCGTCTATAGTTGCTCTAGCTTCATCTATTTTGCTTTGATCTAAAGATACAGAATTACCGCTTGCGTCAAACGCTCCAGTAGCATCATCAATAGTTACAACGGTTGGGTAAGCTTTTCTTATTGCTTTATGGTCAAGACTCATACTGATAATTCCTCAACTGTTAAGGTTGACATTGATCTTGCAAGAAAAGCAGCATCTTGATCACTTGCACAACGATTCACAAAAAAATCAACCGTATCACCTTCTATGCTTACAACTTTAACCCCATAAGTAACTTGATTTGTATTTGAAACTGTATGAAAATAAGTCCCGCCAAGATTACAAATACCAAATATTTCATTTGAGTTATTTAATGATGCTTGACTCATAACTCTTACCTGACTTGACTGTCCTTGATCGCCTGTTGCACCGCTAATTGTAGTGCCGTCTGCTGTTAATATAAAACCTGCTCTAGGTAAGCCAGAAACAGCCTCTGTCCCTACACATAAGAAAGCACTAATTTTCAAAATACTTGTTGACTTTAAAGGAGTAAAATCTACACTCATTACAACGTTAGAACTAGCACCTCTTGCTAAATTTTGAGAAAAGGTATCTGTTTTGACAGTTTGTTTTGCTTGAATAACTCCACCTGTACCACCTGAAGGAATACCTCCTACTGGAATAATACTATCTACTTTTAGTTGGCTCATAATTTCATTATATACACTTTTATACTACAGTCCATGTTTCTCCAGAACCAACTGTAACGGTAACTCCACTTTGAATTTCTATAGGCCCAAAACTTCCAGCGTTCTTGCCATTAGTTATCGAATAATTACCAGTTACAATTTGGTCATTTTCCCAGAAAATTTCATTAGATCCATTTCCGTTTGCACCTCCTCCAGCAACACCCCAGCTTAAAGTTCCTGAGCCATCAGATATCAGTGCATATCCACTAACAGGGGCATCTGTAGCTGGTAAAGTGAGAGTGACATTGCTTGATACAGTTGCAGGGGCTTGCAAAGCTATAAAATTAGAACTGTCAGAATCAGCAAATCTTAAATCTGATTGAGCCTGTAAAGTAAAACCGTTTTGATCAAAAAAAGCTTTTTCCGTACCAGCAAATGTAAGTCCTATTTGATTTGATGCCTTTTTAAATAATCCTGTTGTACTATCTCCAAAATGCAAAGATGGGGCAGAGGCAGATCCAGCAGAGGCAGCTAGTACTCCAGTAAGAGTTCCTCCTCCGGCTGATAAAAAACCAAAGTTTGTCTGACTTACATTACCTAAAGTAACGAAAGCTGAATTAGCACCATTTCTAATTTTTAATAAATCAGTATCACTATCAATATGTAATTGATATGCTGCTAGATTTGCCGCCCCAGATGGATCTCCAGCCGCACTATTGACTGTTCTTAAAGATTCAAGAATATCTTTAAGTGCCGTTCTAACTGCCAAACCAGTTCCATTATCAGGTGAAAAATTACTGCTAGATTCTTTGCCAGTTGAATTTACTCTTGTCATTTACTAAGCACCTTTTCCATATCCTAACGCTTGAAATGTAAATTTCACATCTATGACTGCATTTGATGAGTTCTTGAATATTATGTTAAAACCAGTACCATTAACATTTTGATTTGCTGCATTTATAAAATTACCACTTCCATCTTCTTTAATAACAAAACGACCGCCACTAGGTAAATCAAACGGAGTAATAGTTATTGAAGGTAAAAAAGCAGCAGTTGAACCACCAATACCACTTGTTCCTGTAAAAAACTTATTGGCAAACACAATATCAATACCACTGGCTGACGTGCCAGATTGAATTGGTGTGCTTATCACACTGCCCGAAGAAATATATTTATTTTCTGTCCTTGATGGTAAAAAAGCGTCAAAACCTAATTCTGTAAATTTTATATTTTCATTAATATCTACTGAAATTAAATTACTTATAAATTTAAAAGCTCTTGCACTAAATGAACCATTAGTTAAATTTTGCTCTGTAGTGAAACTTGAGTTATCTTGTGATGTTTGAACCTGTAGTTTACTTTTTAGACGATCACTGCCAGCACCGTCAAAATTTAATCTCGCATCTAAATCAGGTATAGAATCAAATTGGTCTGAAACAAAAAACCCTTCACTTTTTATATGTCTTTTAAATCTTACATTAGTAAATACAGATCCTAAGTCAAAAACTGAAGCAAATTCATAAGTTCCTGTGAGGTTGTTTGCTGGATTTGTAAGTTGTAATGCGTTTGAACTAACAGTCACATTAGTTTTCTGGCCACTAAATGCTGTTTGCTCTCTTTGGCTTTTTATTAATAATTCATCTGACATTTCAGGTAAATTTAATTCTACTTTTGCCTCTGTTTCTGATACCCTTCCACCTATATCAGCAAATTTTAAAGAATAAGTTCCTGTTAAAGCCGGAAGTATTGCTTCATTTGTAGCTCCGTTTATGTTTTCATTCAAATCAGTAGAGTTTGCAAAAGTTGCTTGAGATAAAGTGTTAGGAGTATGTCGAATAATACATCTGCCTCCAAATTCCACATCTAAAGAAGTTGTTTTTGTCCATGATAGTTTTACTTGTGAATTATTAAGTGGTTCAATCTCCAGATTTGTTGGATTTTCTGGAACAGCAGTTAAACCAATAGTATTTACTATTTTTTCTGTCGGCCTTGCACTCCTCTCACCATTACTATTTAAAGTGTAAATTTGTATGTTATATGAACCTGACTCTGAGGGTAAAATCTCATGCTCTGACTGTTGAGTTGTAACTACTACTGGATTTTCATTATCTTTTCTATAAATTAATTGATAACCAGATGCACCCTCAACTGTTTGCCAGTCAATAAATAATTTTGGCACTGGTCTATTATTATTTAAAACTATTTTTTCTTCAATAGCTTTTGATCCATCTGCTCTATCAATAATTGATGGTGATGGCAAAAGAGAAGTTAATAAATTTATATTTTTAACTGGTAATTGCTCACCATCTTGTACAGTATCAACTGCTTCATATTTGGCAGCATTATGAATGACTGCGACCACAGAAAAGGTTTTTTTATCGTTTTCTTTAACATTTAAAACTCTATAAGAGCGAACAGAAAATGACCCAGATTCTAAAATATATGGACTATTTAATACTGGGGCTGATGAAAAGTTAGAAGATACATTAACAATATTTCCTCCACTGTAAGATCCAATATTTTTTGTCTCAACTTTACCATCTGACAACATACAACTTATTGTCGGACTATCACCTATATCTGGCAAATTAGTCTGTGTTACATCATCAAGTGTTACTTGACTAACTGTAGCTGATTTAACTAAACCTCCCCTTCTAGTGGCTGCCTTTACTCTGTCAGAGATACCAATAATATTGCCAATTCTTAAAACAGATCCAGCAGCAATGTTAGTTTCAAATGAAACTGTTTCTGTCTGTGTTTGCTGTGTATTTAAAAACCATTTTCCGACTCTTTGTGCCTGACCTCTTGAAGTTACACCAAAAGTATTAATTGTTTTTGTTTGCGTACCAAATTTTGCTTGTGCAGATGTGTCTTTTACTGTTATATAATCTGTTTCCTGAGTTTCTAAATCAAAATAAGAAACATTGATAACATTAAATCTAGTTTTGGCGGACGAACCAGCATAAACAAAATCACCATTAACAACATTAGTATTGTTAAAAATATAATCAAAACTTACCGCACTAGGGTTGTTTATATCTTGTGGAGCATCTTGAGCAATTTTAATGACTCCTTCTTCATAAAAAGGGGTTGCTCTCATTACTGAACAAATGTCTTTAATCACTGCCAATGCATCTCGTCTACTTTGAATATTCACATTCAAAGAAAATCTTGGTTCTTGACCACCATTTAAATCATCTACTAATTCACTGCAATATTTACTTACACCAAAGAAAGTAAATGGATCAAGTTCTGCCTCTGGTATCGCACATCCACTAACTGAGTCTGTCAAAAGATCAAATAAACACCATGCAGGGTCGCTTGTCCATTCTTTATCTGGTTTAAAAGCACCTGTAAAAGTTCCAGAATAAGTTAAGCGACCATTTGAATAATCAACAGTTGCGTTATGAGGTATTTTTACAAGTTTCCCTCGTACTCTAAGTACACGACTAGGAGCAGATGTAAACAACTCAGAAGAAAATCTTAATGATGAATATGCAATATTAGGATAATTATTTTGTTCTCTAATAATTTGTCTCATTTCTGCTAAACGCATTGTATTAAATGTATTCTCGTCACCAACATCATTTGCTCTTTCAACACTTACTACAACAGGAAAAAAATTTGTTTCATTAAAATTTGGAAAATCTTTAAAATTTATACCAAAATCTCTTGAATAAGGGTTAAAACTTTTACCCGTAATTATTTCATCAATCACTGTTGCTTGAGATGCATTGTTTGGATTTACTTTTATCAAAACTCTTACGCTTGTAGATTCTCTATTACCAGTTTCTGTATTTAGTTTGAAAAATTGATCGAATTTTACCTTAACTTGAACAGTGTCAATAGATGAATTTGTTATAGTACCGGATCTTGGCGTTGCCGATCCTCCTACTGGAAAGCTACATTCTTGCCCTTTATCACCTGTAATAACTTCACTTGATTGTTGTGATGCTGCAAATAAAACTTCATTGTTAGCAGTCCCATCTTGAAACTCAAAAATAAGTCGGTTTTGATCAGTTGGATAATTAAAATCTGAATCTATAGGACTTGTATTACTTGCATCAGCTTGTAATACAGCAGTTTTATTTAAAAATAAATCTTTTAAAAAAGCATTTTTGAAGGCTGTGCTTGTTTTATCTGTTATTCTTGCTTTGCTTGCTGTCGCAGATCCTTCTATTTGTCCCTCTGCTAACGCATCAACAACAGTACCAAAATCAATAGATTTTAAAAGATTTTTAGGTAAAAGAGCATCGATCAGTTCTCTAGGAGGAAAGAAAGGCATTTTTTTAACTGTTTACGACTTGAAAAGTATCAATAGAAGAACTTACAACTGTACTTCCGATTAAAGTCTCTCCATATACTATGTTAATTGGAACACCTTGTTTTGAATTATTTAAAAGTCCAGTAAATACAAAACTAGGGTCTTGCGGATCTTCTTGCCTTTGAGCATTGTTAGGTTTTGGATCTGGAGTTAGCATATCTTGGATTCCATCAATCATTAAGTTAAGGCCATAATTTTGTATTAAAGGGCCAATAACAGGAACAAAACCACCAAAAACTTGTAATCCAAATCCTAAAAGACTTTTGAAAAATCCTTCACCATGAACTACAGGAATAATTTTTATATCACTTTTTGTTTGTAAATCCAACATATCTCCCCATATTCTTAAATCACCAGCCATGACACAATATTCTTGATCTTTGATATGGTCTTTTACACCATCAAAATTATTAATTAAAAAACTAAATGCTTCTCTTGGACTTTTAGCTGTAATCTCAAAAGTAGATTGACCCACTATCTTTCTTAATCTTCCATAAATAGTTAATTTAATCATTTATCTCAGTTGGATTTAAAACAATAATAGATTCTGTTTTTGGATCAACAATATAAAAAGGTAAATCTACACTTTTACAGCAATCTTTATCAGCTTTACTAAATTCTAATTCACAATCAGGATGGCTATGAACTATTCCAAGAACTTCACCTTGATCTTCTCCAGCGGCATAATCTAAAGGGTCAATTACAAAAGCTTTTTCTTTGTACATCTGACAGATGTTTTTGCACTTCCAATATGTTTCAATACCATCTAAATTTATTACTAATCCACAAGACTCCTCTGGATAACACTCTTTAGCGTGTTCAAAAGCCTGTAATGACCAAGTGTAATCTTTCATTATACAAATGTACCTACTGCAGGGAATAGGTCTCTTGTAACGACCCTTTGAGGTATATTTCTATTCTGTAAATCATGTGCAGCTGTTAGCTCAAATTCTACTATTTTTCTATTTTCAATAGCTTTTCTATCTATTACAAAAATCTCATCTCGCATCCTGTCATTACTAGGTGTACCAAAAGGATTTGTTCCTGATGCAAAATTTGAGTTATCTAAAGCTGAAGCAAGTGGCATTTTTCTTGTAAGTTTGGCATTTACTAAGTCATTATGAGGTGTTACCAGATTTACATTATTTAAAAAATCACTCATGGTTATAATTTTTTTTGTTGCTGGATTTTGCACTATACCACCAACATTAGAAAAAGTTAATACAGGTCTAGGAATAACACCTTTAGAATTTTTCTCAAACCCAGTAACTTTTACCGCCACTCTTTGATAAGCATTTGATTGATATATAACTTCACCAAAATTATTGAGATTTGCACCAGCATGAAATCTATAGACAGTAGGTAAATTCTGTGGATTACCAGCAGCTATATGAGTTCCCACTGTAAGCTCAAGTTCAAATAATTCAATGACAGAACTTGGATTTATTTTATTTAACTCTGTAAATGGTATTGCCATTATGCTTCAAACACCTCTCTAAACACACAACTCAATCTAACTCTATTTAAAAATGGAATAGATCTTGGGAAAGAATTACAAACAAATTTTCTTGAAGATGATTCACTTGGTAAAGTGTAATCAAAAGATAAGCCATCATCTATTCTTGCATTTAAAAAAGTAATCGCTGTATCAGCATCAGTTTGTGAAAGTTCAAAAACTAAATTAACAGTTAAAGCATTTTGATTTAATCCCTCAGTTAATCTTTGCTCAAACCCATCACCGAAGGAAACAACATTTACAGATGGTTTTGGAGTTATTCTTGTGTTGTAAGTTGGGTTTGCAACAGGAAATGTAGCCATTAATTTAGAAGTCCTCCTGATCTTTTCTGTACTACTATCTCAGCTTGTATAGCTGCCGCAAGCTGTTCTCCAAACTGATTAGCATCTGAATCATTACCTTGAACAGCAGTGCCAGAAGCATCTACGTTGATAACGATATTATTAGTAATTGATTCGCCTCCTATTTGGTTATTTGGAATAATTGTGCCAGCAGTAGATGGGACAAATAGCTCAGGCCCACGCTCTCCAACTATCGATGGTTTTCCTACTGGTGGCCTTCCACCATCTGCAAATTTTAAGAATTGAGGTATTTTTAAAAAATTAGAGGGGCTTAGACCAAGATTAAATTTATTAAAACTAGAACCTCCACCACCACCTCTATTTCCGCCACCGCCACCACCTAATGCACCGCCTAAAATACCGCCAAGTAATCCTCCTATTCCTTTTTTATCTCCACCACTAGCTCCCGCACCAAAAGCCTCTCCAAAGCCACCAAGAAGTCTGTCTAATTGAGCATCAAGAATTTTATCTTTTATTCGTTCTAATACACCAACTAAAGCCTCACCAAATGTTTTAGTGCCATTAATTGCATCTTTTAAATTATTTTTTATACTTTGTTCTATTTCTTCTCCCACAGCAGTCATTTTTTCTTTTAACTTTTCTGTTAATTCTTCTTGTTTTTTTAAGGATTCCTCTGCTTTTTTGTTTTCTTCATTTTGTTTTTTCTTTTCTTCTGTAATTGTTTCTTCATTATCAGCAACTTTAAATCTTCCTTCTAAAAGTTTTAGATTATTTTGTACCTCTTCAATTTGTCTTTTTATTCCTCTTTTTGCATTTCCTCTTGCTTTTTCTAATTTTTTCTCAAGTTCGCCCAATAATTTTGCTTGTTCTTTAAAACTTTTTTCTACATCTTCTTTGCTGCCTGTTTTTACTAAATCTTGAAACTCTTTTGCTTTTCTTCTAGCTTTTTGGAAAGCTTCTGCAATTTTAAAAACACCAAAAGCTAAAATACCGATTCCAAGACCAGCAATTGCTACCTTTAAAGCTCCGAGAGCAACAGTGACAGCACCTATTCCTTTAGCAGCAAGTAAACCTGACGCTGCTATTCCACTAAATCCAGCTTTTGCAATAATAGCTTGCACTCCTATCATATTTAATTTTACTAATAAACCACCAAATGCACCTGTAACAATAGGAATGGCAGTCTTAAGAACACCTACAACAACAGCAATTTTAGTTAATTGTATAATCGCCTGACCTCCATCAGTTTTTAAAAATTCAGTTAATGAGTTTATAAATTTTGTTAATTCTATTGTTACACCTTCAACTGCTGGCCTTAGTTCTTTACCAAAAGCAATAGATAAATCTGTTGTAGCATTAGTAAAATTCTTGAACACTTGTGTAGGATCATTTTTTAATAATTCCTTTAAAAATCCACTTCCCTCATTTCCTACTCTTCCCAAAGCTCTAAGTACAACATCACTTGTAAGTTTTCCTTCAGCCGCTAGTTTTTTAAGCTCTCCTATAGTTACTCCAAGTTCATCAGCTATTGGAGCAAGTACAGTTGGCACTTGTTCTGAAACACTTCTAAACTCATCACCAGCAAGCCTTCCTGAGCCAAGAGCTTGAGCTAATTGCCTAAATGCGTTAGATGATTCAACAGCGGATGCCCCAGCTAACTTGGCCGCAGTATTAAATCCAAAGAATACAGTCCTTATATCTTCTACTGATGTTCCAAGTGGAGCTAATCTTGCAGTAATATCTGTAACTCCCTCTAAAGCCTCTATAGAACTCAATCCAAAAGCTTTTTGTGCATCTGCCGCAATTTTTTGAGACTTTGCAAAATCTGAATTACTTTTTGTAAGAAGTTTTAATCTTACATTTAATTTATCAAAATTTGCTGATGTTCTTACCGCTTGCCTTGCTACTAACGTCAGACCTATTCCACCAATCGCAGTCCTTAATCCACCAAATGACTTTTGTAGAACATTAGTTTTTTGTTGGACACTATTTAAAGCTCTAGTTGCACCGCTGGCATCAACTTTTAACCTAACAACTGATTCTGCCACAAATAAAAAGAACCTTAATTATATATTACCTTGAATTGCGTTTTTGTCGTTGCATAGCTCTTTTTTCTTCGTCAGCCTTGATTTCATAATATCCAGCCCAATATCTAAGCTCTGCCTCAGACATTCCCTTTCTAAGTTCTTCTAATGTTTTACCAAGTTCTGTTGCTAGGAATAACTCAAATCTAAGCCAAGAATCCCCTTTTATTCTTTTTTTGCTGTTTCAATATCTAATTTAATGTCATTAAGAAAAAGCTCAATTTCATTTAAAACTTTTTCTGGTAGTTGTCTTTGTAAAATAGGGGCATCTGACATATCAAAAGCAAGAGTCCCATCTTCTTTTTCTGCCATTTGACAGAGAAGTTGCGTTGAAATAACTAAAGCATCATCAGAGCCAGCTAATTGCTGTGCCTTTACTCTTGCATATCTAGTAATAGGCTTAAAATATAATGTTGTGACTACTTTTCCTTTTGAATCTTTTATTTCAAATTTTTTTCTTGTAGTCATTTCATCTTGAAAAGCTCCAAGAATTACATCTGCGGTTCTTTCGGTTGTCATAAATAAATGCGAAGAATTTTACTTTTTAGATTGCTGAGGTAATTGTGCCAGATGGCTTAAATGTGATGCTGATTGTGTTTACATCACCCATAGAGGAACTCTGTTCAAAGTTAGTAATTAAGCCGCTGAAGCTTATTTTTTTAGTTCCGCTTGCACTATCAGGGAAAAGCTCAAAAGATGCTGTTCCAGCGTCACCTGTAGTCAATACACCATCAACAAAAGTAGCTGTTTCACCAGATGCGTCATAAACCAATTCAGCTGAACCCTCACCCTCGATAAGTCCACCAACAAATGATTTAAAAGTATCACCTTGCACAGTAGTTTCTTGTGTATCTTTAGTAATAGACATAGACCATGATCTAGTGCCTAACACTGGATTTACAGAAGAGCCGCCATCATCGAATTTGACTTGCCCGACATCACCTTTTACAGCAGCCATAACAATAAAAAATATATATTTATAATTATATTACCCTTTTTTTGGGTTTTTTACAGCTTTTGCTTTTGCTTTTTGCTTTTCCATATATCGTCTGCACTGATGATCCCAGTATTGTGGTTCTCTTCTGCCTTTTACTGCTTCAATAGCATCTAGCATTTCTTCGGTAATTTCAATCATGGTGTAAGTGCTTCATATAATTCAAATGTTATTCTAATCTGCGTTTGAAATTTACCTTCTGGACTTGATTGTAATATCTCAGGCCCTATTGGTGGATCAAATCGTACATTTAAAACAGTAATTCTGTTAAACAAATTTCTTAATCTGGTGCATATATCAAAATTTGCTCCTGATCCTAATCCTTGCTTTGTATAAATATTAAAAATAATAAGACCAACGACAAGATTTGTAGAGGTGGTACTTGAATTAGGTGCTTGTTGTGTAAGGTATTCACTTGATCCAAAGCTAATAATGCATTGTATATATTGGTCAACAGTAGAGGCATCAAAAGGAATGTTGTTAAAAACAAGAGGTATTGATGGCCCTATTCTAAATTCATCATTAAGACGTTTTTCAATAGTTGCCCTTACTGTGTTTAAATTTACTTCGGCCATTTATCTACCTCCCGAACTGTCGTCTTATATATTGTTCAAGTTCTTTTCCAATAAGCTCAGGAAAACCAGCAACAGTATTTTGTCTTGTTCTATATGTACCACCCCAAGATGGTGGTAGATTTACCCCATAACAAACGGGTTCAGAATATACAACATTATTTGTTATCAATCCAATAAAACTATTTTTATTTCTTGAACTACTTGCGAAAGGGAGTTTTGTCTGCCATGCAGCCCTTAATCTTCCTGTGTCGACTGGAGTCGCTTTTTTTACTCTAGCTGTCCATTCTAAAGTGGTCGCTTGAACTAAATCAATTATTTTTTCTTCAAAAAAATCATCCATTTGAGTTAATTCAATCTTTCTAGTCATGCTTACCTCAAAAACAGATCAAAACTTAAAGCTGCATTACCCTGCTCATTAGTATTAATTTGAATGATTTTATATTCTGTTCCACTAATAACAACTCGATCAAATGTAGTAGGTGTAAAACTTATATCACCAGCAGAGATAGTCAATCTTTTGTCTTGACTAGATACTAAATCTGTAACCTCAGATCTTGTGACATTGCTAACAACACCCTTTATAGTGGAATCAGATTTAACTTCACTTATGCTGCCACTGGTAGAATTGTAGATACCTGTAGTGACTCTCCTATAAGTAACAGTTCCACCAACAGCCCGCAAGCCTGAGCTAATCCCTTTAATAACTCCTTTTGCAATGCTCATAATTTATAAGCTATGACAGTGCCGCTAGATAATGTTACTCCAGTTATTACTCCGCAAATTTCACCTGTTGCATCAAGATTTAGTGCTGTTAAATCACCATCAATATTTTCAGCAACTAAAGTTGCAATGACGGCATCATTTAAGGCTACAATCTTGCCGAACCTACCTGTAACCGCACTTGTGTCATTAATTATTGTCGCTGCTGGGTATTCGTATGCCATTAGTTAAGACCTCTTGATTGGTAAGTTTGCTGTCCCGCCCATTCTAATGCCATTTAAGTAATGATCTACTATTGGTGGGATGCGATCAATACCAACCCTGCCATAGAAGTTGGGAGTTAAACTTATATTACCAATATTTAATGATTGGAAATCTTCTAATCCGCTTAAACCTAAACCATCTTTATTATTGTTTAAATATACAGCTAAATGTATTTGTGCGTGTTTAACTCTATCTGGTATTTCTGTATCGGTGTAATAATCATCAACAATGCGATAAGGAAAACTTAGTGAATATAAATGGTTATATTGATCCGGTACACGAACACCGCTGCGTGGCCACTGTAAAGCCTGTGTCTTATCTACCCTAGATCCTAAAAAATTCTCACGATCAATCCTTTGAGTACTTGTAAATAATGCTCTGTTTTTTTGATCGTCAGTACTATTTCCCCATGCCACTACGTCATCAGACTCAGTTAGCCCATCAATAAATGCCTGTGCTTGGGTCAATGTGACATAACTATTAGCGGATGCACTACCGACTGTCGCTACTATTGAGATTGCCATTTTTCTTTGCTTTTGGCTTTGTTTTTTTTACAGGAGTAACAGAGGCCGCTTTTTGTTTAGCAGCCTCACGTTCTCTTAATCGCCTAAATGTTGCGATTCCCATTTATTTTCTAAATGCACTCACAGCAGTAGAACTTGTCACTCTCACTAAGAAAGTACCAGAACTAGCCGCTGCAACATCTGCATCACCAACAATAGTGACACCAGAACCAGCAGTCAAAGTAAACTTATGGGTTGAAGTTGCCTTGTTGACAATTGTTAGCTCAAAAGTTTGACCGACACCACCCTGAGTACCTAAAGCAGAAATAATAGCTGCTGCGGTAGGTGTTGTAACTGCTCTGTTGCCTGTTGGAGTTCCATCAACTATGCCTTCAATCATTTCAGCAGTTGTTAATGTATGCGCTCCGTTTTCAGTCTTAATAACTTTAGTTTTAGTAAGTTGACCGAATGGGGGGTTTTGTAACTCAAAAAGAGTAGCCATGATGTGTTACCTTTAGTCGTTGTTAGAAACTACAGTAGCGCGAACGATACCGATATTTTTTGTTTCGTAGACTTTCGACCAAGAGCCTACAGTTTCAAGAACTGATCTTGTTGGGTTTACAGTTGATACAGCATATTTCAAACCTACTGGATGGTAGATGTAATGCAAATCAATTGCCATTGCCTCTTCTAAGGCAAGTATATCTCTGTCAGTTTGAGTTCTCACTGGTGCTTGCTCACCTGTTACCACTGATCCAGCAGCAAACATGAAAACTGAATACTCAGTGGAAGAACCAGTTCCAGTTGTAGGAATATCATCAGAAACGATAATATTTAGACCCATGAACTGTCCAAAGTTAGGATTCTGGAAAGCTCCTTGAAAAGTACCACCAGATGCTGTAGCACCGCCACCATTAACATCAGTTGCAAGAACAAAATCAACTGCTCTTCTTTCCATCAAATCGTAATAGCACTTGCTATGCATAGCTATTGATGTAAGTTTAGAACCTTGATCGCCAAGTAAGGACTGAGCCTTTGCAACGTGTCTTGGACTCAATGCAGTAGGTGTATCGCCTGATTCAGAATCAATAGTTAGACCAAATAAAGCAGAGTTACTGTCATTTGCATTAATAGATCCAAATGCACCAGTCAAGCAAGAATATAAATCCTTTTGTTTCTGGTTATTGATATATGCTGCGGTTTTCTGAGCGATAGCAGCCATTGGATCAGTAGAACTACCGATAGCTAGACTTGCTAAATCTCTTGAACTGAAAGCTTTACCTCTATGCAATACAGCAGCTATTTGCTGATCTGCTGTAATTTTTGATGGTGTTAATGATGAAGAATCTGTTAGAACTTCAAAATCACCACTTAAGTTAGCTTTGTAGAAAGGTATGCGAACGAAGTCACCACCTCTTTCTGCGGATAGATTTAATTCTGCTAGAGGTTGCACCACACCACTCTGAAGAAAGCTATCTGTTTGAGTAGTAGCTTCGATCAAATAGGGGGTAAACACCTCTGGAATAATTAAATCACTACGAACTGTAGCCATGTTAATTAATTAGATATGTTCACTTTCGGGTGCAAACCCTAACTAGCGCACACTAGATAGTCCTATATTAACCGCTAACTGCGTTTTTGAGCATATTATATTTATTTATATCTGTTTTATATAGTCTACTTTGTTCAGTAAGATTAAAAGATTCTTTTGCAAAAGGATTTTTTTCACCAGCAGCAGTGACAAATTCTGTTTGTACTTTTGTAGTTGTAGCTCCTCCTCCCTGCGGTCTTGGATTTTTTTGCGCCCATTGTGGCATATTTGCCATTGCCCACTCTTTGACATTAGTTCTGTTATATCCATCAACTACAACAACTGTGCCATCAGCCTCTCTTGATAATTGATCCTTACTAATGCGAGATAGTGCATATTGGGGGTCATGCACGACATCAGCAAGGGCTGTGACTGCGGGTGTTTCAACTTCTAGCTGTCTCTGCCTAGCTTCTAGTTCTGCAATTTTTTTATTTTTTGCCTCTTCTGCCTCCCGATATTGTTGAGCCTGTTTCGCAATCGCCTCTTCATATCTGCCCTTAGCCTCTAATTCTTCTTGCTCCTTTTGCTGCTTAAAGGCAATCAAAGCATTTACATCTACATCTGGCGGTAATGCCTTTGCTTTTTCTTGCGCTTTTGCATATTGATCCATAAGTGCCTTATTGTTTGCCTCTAACTTTCTGACACTTTCTCTTAGTGCTTCAACTTCTTGAGGTGATGGATTTGGCTTAATTGGTTCTTCTGCCATAAATAAAAATTAACAATTATTTACAATGTTAGCTCCACTTAGTTCTGTCTGCCCAATAAGCCGCAGACGTTTTACCTTTAGCAATATTTTTAGCGTGTCTAGCCTTAAAACTCTTGCGTTTTGCCTTATCTGCATCAGATTCTCCCTTTCTTGGTGGTTTATTCTTCGCTCCTTGCATACCAAACCTAATTAACTTGACCTTATCGCCTTCTTTTGCCAAGACAACATGAGATTTTGTTGGATGTGATGGGGTTCTCTTTGGTTTATTAGTCGCAGTTAATCCATATTTTTTTAATTTACGTCTTGTTTTTTCTCTTTTTGTTAAAGTCATTTGCCTTTTTTACTCATTGCCATTTTATGAGCCTGTGTAAAACTCATGCCTTCTCGCATCTTACGCTTCATAAAATCCATGTGCGCTTTAGTATGGCCATGTGTCCTTTGATGTTTGGCTAAAGTATTCTTTTGTCTTGTAGTTAGTTTCATTTTATTTTTTTCTCATAATATCAGCATCTGCTTTTCTAGCTCCACCTTTGCCAGTAATAAAACTATTTACTCTGCCCATAGCCCATGCACTTATAGAAACATTTCTTGAGCCTCCAGACAAGTATGCCCCCTGACCTCTTCTGTAAACAGATTTTAGCTGAGTTAATGTAAATCTTGAATTTTTTGCTTTTTTTCTAAGTGTTTCCACTACTGTGGCACTTAAAGGTTTAGCGGCTGGAGCTTTTTTTACGCCTTTTTTTCTTTGAGCCATCTTGATTAGTTCGTGATTTTGATACAGCTTTAATGTCTATAAACTCTCCTCTCTTGTAAGCTGCGGATGTTTGTTTAATCTCCGCTGCTTTTGCACTCTTGTTTTTAGCACCACTAAGATACTTCTTAGCAACACCAGTCTTTTTATCCTTTGCTACTTTTCTAAACTTTCTTTTTTTCACTTCTTTTTAACTTTCTTTACTTTTACTTTTTTAGTTTTCTTGGGTGTTCCGTACATAGTAAGAAGTGCAACTGATTTTATCTTACTTCTTTTTACGTCTTTTAGCCTTCTTTTTTTTACCCGCTGTAGATAGTGCTATAGCCTGAGCTTGCCTTAATGTGCGACCTTCTTTCATAAGTAGCCTTATATTGGCACTGATAGACTTCTGTGACTTACCTTTTTTGAGTGGCATTTAATCAAAAGATATTTTTCCGTCATTAAAATCTTTAACAAAAGACTCAAAATCTTTTGCTTTAGCAGCTTCTTCAATACATTTTCTCCGTTGTTTAGTATCTAAATGCAAAGTTGTCATTAATTTTGCAAGATCTCTGGAGAAAAAAATGTCATTGTCAATCATATATCTACTGTATCACTAACTACTATAGCTGATCTATTGAGTATTACCCAATAGTCAGCATCAAAGTGCATTAGTTCCTGACCACCTTCTTTGAC